CGTAGGTCTTGCACTTAACCTTAGAGCATACGACTTTGTATCTCAAGAGATAAGAGCAGCAGAAGACCCAGAGTTTGAAACCTTCTACACTAAGAATATACTTCTTAATGAAGGCATGAGAGCATGGATGTCATCTGTTGACCAACCACACGAGAACTTTGTGTTCCCAGAGGAAGTATTACCAAGAGGTAATGCACTCTAAATGACAAAGTCAGAACTTCAAAGATCCTAACTATATTAGGGTCTTTTTTTATGGAATGGATTTTTTAGATGAAGAACTTCAGACACAGCATCTCTTTTTAATTAAGAGAATTTGTAGAGTATGTGGAGAAGAAAAAGATTTAGTGGCAGATTTTTACAGGTGTCGTAAAGATCCAAAATTAGAATCATCTTATTCATATGAATGTAAAGAATGTGCAAAAAAAAGAGTATTAGAAAATTATTATAAAAAAACATTTAAAACTTATGGTGCATGTGTTATTTGTGAAACTGTTGATGTAAAATTAAATAAGAATAGATGTAAGAGATGTGATAAAATGCTTAGGTTAGTGAATAATAATATACAAACTCTACAATCTATGATAGAATACCTACATAAAGAAAAAAAATAAAATGATATCATTTCTATTTTCAATGGCAGGTTTACTAAACCTAATATTCTATGTCTTTGCTATTGGATTTGTAATATCACTGCTATTAGAACAGTGGTTGAAATTCAGACCCTTGTCTGTTGACACAACAATGAATGAAAGAAACATGTACATTGTACAGAGCAACAGAAAATACTGTTGGAGACAAGCATGGATAACCAATTTGTATTGGTTTTTATGTAATGTAGGATTATACTTTATTTCAAGAAGTATGGCGACACCCTCAGATACATTCTGGAACGGTATATAAATAATAACAAATGATTATTTTTTCTTTTATACTTTCATTGTTTGCTAATCATCTACCTGTGATGTACGTTCAAGTACCTCAGTGGGCAGATGATTGGGCAGTGTGTGCAGTAGATGTGCCTGATGCAAAATGCCATTGGTATGTCATGTCACCTGACAATACATTTGGTGAAGGTTTTGACTGGGAAGAAGCACCTTGGTTTGATGCCAACGGATTGAATGATATTGCACCAATGCAAGCAAAAACTGTTGTAGAAAAATTACAAGAACAATGAAGACATTCAAAGAATTTATACAAGAGAGTAGTCTTTCTAGAATAAAAAGTAAATCTGATAAAGGTGGCATAGCCACAATGTCTGCATCTAGAGATGATAAGTCTGCAAAAGAAAATCGTGCAAGGGCAAAACAATTAGATAAAGATATTCGTGGTAAAGGTTTACCTGGTGCAACTAAAGTAACTGGTTCATATGTAGAGAAAGATGACAAAACTGGTAAAGAAACTAAAGTAAAAGAAAGAAGTCATGTTGTTACATCTGGAAAGATGGGTAAAAGAAAGTTTAAGAAAACAGTTAAGAAATTAGGGAAGAAGTACGGACAAGATTCTGTATTGACACAAACGAAAAAAACTGGTACACTGGCTGCAACAAGAAAAGGTGGACTTGGCAAATCAAAAAATGTTAAATTGGGAAAATTTAAACCGCAGGGTAAAAACCCAGAGGGTCAATCTCAAATCAAAGGAAAAACTTTTACATACGGATAATGACAGCACCACTTTATGATGATTCAAACTGGAGAGAAGAATATAAATCTTTCACCAGTAAAAAAATGGAAATTGAACTACTTGAAAATGGGCCTAAAAGTTTATCTCAATCATGGCATCTTCAAGCACTTTATAGTAATTGGAAAAAGATGAAAGGATATGACAAGTTAGATCCAAAGGAGAATGATGGTCAATTGCAATCATCATTCTCAGAATGGGATAAAAATGCAAAAAAATATCAAGATAAAAGTGATTAATGAACCTTTGGAAAAATTATACTGATGCATTATGGGAAACATTTCCAGATTTTCAAAGACAACCTATTTGGGCAGACTGGACAGGTAAAAGAGGAACAAGGTTAACTGCACAGGTATACACACATGAACATTTTATTAAATCAAGGGAAGTTGATATTTGGGATGAGAAGTCCAGTATCTACAACAATATACTTTATCCTAAAACTGGGAGTAATCTTCCCTGTTTTGGTATGGATCTTATGGGATTTAGTGAAAACAAAGTAATTATTGTTTTTGACTTTCAACATCCAGTAGAAAATTATGTGTATGAGGTAGAGAGTTTACCATACGCAGAAAAAGAATATAGGTTCTTTGAGATGGGCAATCATTTCTCTAAGAACATTTACGTCAGATATTGTAAGGCAGAGGAGGTAGACGATTATCTACCGATGTTCAAAACATATCTTTTGTGGTATAAACATATTGTAGAGGAATCACAACCAACTGAAGTTGATATTGGTGTGTATAAAGATTTTGATGCTTATATGACTAAACTGGATCCTGTAGGTGGTTATCTTACTGGTAAGTTTGGTAAGGAAAAATCAGAATCTTTGGTAAATGATTTTTTATTTTGTTATAAATGATGACTGAACTTTATGATATTTGGCAATGGGAAAAAGGAGAAATTCCTAATGAAATATGTGATTACATTATAAGTAATATAGATTCTACTTCATTTGAAAAAGGTTCAGTTAACAAAGATCCTGTAGTTGACATAAGTGAAAGAAATGTAAATATTCAATTTAGTACTACTAATTGGATAAATGCATTACTCTGTGGCTATATAAGATATGCTAACCATGCAAATTTTCATTATGATTTATCAGATTGGGATAAAGAAGCATTACAAATATCTAAGTATTCAAAAGGTGAATTTTATAAAATGCATATGGATTTTGGACCAGATATACACATGACAAGAAAGTTAAGTATAACTGTTCAACTTTCAGATGAAAATGATTATGAAGGTGGAGATCTTATATTTTATAATCATCCTGATGAAAAACAAAGAGTTACCTCAGTCAGAGGTAAAGGAAGTATTATTGTTTTTGACAGTAGAGTACACCATGAGGTTACTCCAGTTACTAAAGGTGTAAGATATTCTTTAGTAAAATGGTATCACGGAGATGAACCATTGAAATAATTGGAGTATTACTAAATAAAAATAGTTGCAATCACATATGGAAATCTTATCTTCTCCTCAACATTATTTGTACAATTTAAAAACTACAAGTTCAGCCGAAGCAAAAAGATTATGGAGGAGAAAGATAAAAGAACGATGGGAATATCAGTGTGCATACTGTGGAAATGAAAGTGAACTCACGATTGATCACGTGGTTCCTCGCTCAAAGGGAGGATCTGATTTTACAAAAAATGTAGTTTGCTGTTGTAATTCATGTAATCAACAAAAATCACATACTCCTTGGGAAGAATGGTATTTTTCACAGGAGTTTTTTAATGCTGATAGATATCAAAAAATAAAAGATTGGATGGAACCAGAACCATCTAAAAATTTATTTGTCTATAAGCCAAGACGCAACAATGCGAGTTGAATAAATATATCAAGGCAGTATATACTGTTGTTCTGGTACATACCGAATATATAAATGGCAACACCTATTAGGATTAAGAGATCTTCTGTAGAGGGTAAAAGACCGCAGGTTTCTGATTTGCAAGTTGGAGAATTAGCTCTTAATACTTATGATGCAGAATTAGTAACTCTTAGAGATAGATCTGCTGCTGGTATTGCGACAGAGGTAGTAAGGATAGGTGCTGGAGCAACTGTCACAAATGTAATATACGTAACAAAAGATGGAAATGATAATAATACTGGATTAAAACTTGGAGATGCAAAAGGAACTATTAAATCTGCGATTGGTATTGCATCTGATGGAGATGTGGTCAAAGTAAGTGCTGGTGTTTATGTAGAAAATAATCCAATCGCCATACCAAAACAAGTTAGTTTAGTTGGAGATAGTTTACGAGAGGTAACAATCACTCCCCAAAATTCTGATCAGGATTTATTTTTTGTTGGGCCTGGATCCATGTTATCGGAATTGACATTTTCTGGGACAGTTAATTCGGGAGTTTCTGCGATTGCATTTAATCCTAATAAAATTGAGTTTGGTAATCAATCACCTTATATTCGATTTTGTACAAATAGAATTACCAATAGTATTGGTATGAAGGTTGATGGTAGTAAATCTATCGGGCCTTTTAGAAGTATGGTTACGGACTCATATACACAATACAATGCAAATGGTATAGGAGTTTCCCTAAGTAATGAGGGTTATGCTCAAATAGTGTCAATGTTTACAATCAACCTTGATGTTGGTATTGCTGCTAATAGTGGTGGTCAGTGTGATGTGACAAACTCTAACTCATCATTTGGTAATTTTGGCATGAGAGCTGATGGTGTCGGACCTTTAAAATATACAGGAATAGTAACCTCATCACAAATTGCTGGTCAAACTGACTTTGTATTAGATTTAAATACGTTGACTCATAGTGTTTCTGATGCAACTTATGATGGGAATACTGGTCTTACAACTATCACAACATATACCCCTCATGGTCTTGCAGTTGGTATGGGTGTAACATTATCAAAACTTGGGTTCACATGTAACTATGGAGATTATACACATTTATTTGTATCGGGAATTTCAAGTGCTATTACAGTTAATACTGGTGCTGCTTATACAGCAGGAGCTGGAACCACATACACTGCTTCCACAGGAGAATTGGTTATAGATGTTGGTACAGCACATGGATTGTCTGCACCTGGTATTGGATTGACTGCTATTTCCCCTACGAGTTACGTACCTTCAACTGGACAACTTACAGTAACAACTAGCGGGCTGCATGGATTGGATAGTGGTGATTATGTTAAGTTCTTAGAGGGTTCTCTTACATTTACATGTGCTAAGGATAATTATGCTACACAACACGCATATCCTAGAATAAGTGATCCTTTTTATAATAAATGGGTGGAAGTAACACCTAATAGTGCTACATCATTTACAGTTAATGTGGGTGCTTCAAGTGGAGGAGATTATACACATGCTTTTGTATCTGGAACTCCTAAAGGTATTCTAAAGGCAAACAACACAATTGGTATTGCAACTGGTGGAATAACATTTACTTGTTCTAAGGATAACCATGCAACATTACATCCTTATCCTAGAGTTGGTGATCCTGCACATAATGCCACTCTGGGTATTGAAGCAGTAACTACTAATAGTTTTACGGTTAATGTTGGTACTTCAACTCATGATATTACACCATCTGGAGTAAATGGATATATTTTTGAAGTAAATGAAGTTATTGGACTTACAACTTTCTCAACTTTTGTTGGTCCTAATAAGTATCCACACAATTATGTTTCGGGTGGAAATGTTAAACTTGATATTATAAGACCATTTGATGGTCAAGCTGTATATTTTGACGGTTTATTTCAACAATTACAGAAAATAAATATTACGAATGGAGGATCTGGATACACAAGTATACCAAGTGTAACTATTACTGATCCTTCTGAATCATGGGGAATAAAAGCAAGTGGTATAGTTGAACTTACAAACGGAATTGTAACCGCTATTAATATTGCCTCTAATGGTAGAGGATATACCTCTGGACAATCTGTAAATATTACAATTGCAGATCCACCTAGTGGAACCACTGCTACTGCAACTGCAATAATGACAAATGATTACTATCTTATAACAAAATCTACTCCACTTTCTAGTGGTATTAGCACAATTACAGTAAATGAAGCTGTTCCTTATGCAGTTGGTGTTGGTTCAACAGTTCCCTTTTTTAAACAGAGTAGAATTCTTGCATCAAGTCATTCATTTGAATACATAGGAACTGGTATTGATCCACTTAGATCATTACCATCAAGAGGTGCCGTTCCAATTCAAGATAATGAAGTTGATGATAGAAATGGTGGAATAACTATATTTACAAGCACTGATCAAACTGGTAATTTTAGAATTGGTGATGGTGTTATTATCAATCAACAAGATGGAACTATTACTGGGGATTCTTATACTAAGAGTTTATTTTCAACAATGACACCATTTATACTAGCATTAGGGGGAGATTAAAAAATGGCATTAGCATTAAACGTATTCAGAACAGTTACTAAAGTTGTACCTACAAGTGCAGTTGGAATCTATACAGCACCTGTTGGATATACGGGAGTAATTCTTTTAGCACAAGCAGCAAATGTTGGAGGTTCCACTCAGACAATTTCATTTTCTCATGAACGAACAACTTCTGGAATTGCAGTAACCACTGAAATTGTAAAATCTTTACCTATTGAATCTAGTGATACTGCAAATCTTCTTCCAGGTAAACTTGTTCTTGAAACTGATGATGTACTGATTGTTGAAGCGAGTAATTCGACTGATATTAAATTTTTAGGAAGCATACTAGAGACACTTAGTTAAATGGCAAAGTATATTAGTGGTAGAGTTAAAGACCTTAAGGTAGGTGTATCGGGTTACAGTGAGAGTAAGGTTACTCTTAATGTTGTAGGTACAGTAAGTGCAAATGATATTGTAATTGGAGATGGTTCTGAAACAGGAATAAGTTCCAGTTCCATAAAAGTTGGTACAGCCATTACGATGGATGCTGCTAGTGGAATAATAAGTGCAAAGTCATTTAGAGGACCAAGTGGAATTAATGCAACATTTGTTGGAGATGGTTCAGGATTAACTGGTGTTGTTGGTTCAGGTTCTGGTGTTATTGTTTATGACGGTAATGATGCAGTTGGAACTGCTGGTACAATTAACTTTGGTACTAATTTATCTGTAAGTGATATATCTGCAGGTGTTGTAACCGTAACCGCAAGTATTCCCTCTACTGATAATGCAACAAATCTTCTTGGTGGATTTGCAAGGGCAAGTGAATTAGATGTTTCTGGTATATCTACATTTGTTGGAATTGCCACATTTAATAATGGTTTACATGTAATTTCTGGCGTTACCACGGTAGACTCAAGTCTTGAAGTAGGATCTGCCATCACGGCTTATTCTTCTGATGGAAGCATACATGCAAATAGATATTATGGTGATGGTCAATATTTAACAGGTATACAAGCTACAGGAAATGTAAGTGCTACAAGTATTAACGTAACTGGTCTTTCTACATTTGTTGGTGTTTCTACATTTAATGATGGTTTAATTGTACATGCTGGTATTACCACATTATCTGATACTCTGGAAGTAGGAACTGCCATCACTGCTCATGCTGGTATTATAACTGCAACTAAATTTGATGGTAATGCCACTGGGTTAACTGGTGCTCCTAATATAGATGTAACCAGTATAGTTGGATCAGCATTATCATTTACGGGTATTGCTACTTTAACTGATGCTTGGATGCGACCAGCTACATTAAAAATAGGAACTGGTATTACTGCTAGTGGTGGTATTATAACTGCTACAACTATAGATGTAAGTGGTATAGTTGGAACTGCTTTATCAGTAGGTGGAATGTCTACTTTTACTGGAATTACAACTTTCAACGATAATGTCTTTGTTGGTTCTGCTATCACAATGTTTAGTGCGACAGGAATTGTAAGTGCAACTAAATTTGTAGGTGATGGTAGTCAATTAGTAAATGTTTCTGCTTCAGGACAAGGTGTTCAGGTTAGAAATAGTGGTATTTCTGTTGGTGCTGCTGGAACAATTGATTTTGGATCATCTTTGAGTGCTAATCTTACTGATGGTGTTGCCACCATAACTGGTATTGGAACACAATTTATTAAATCTGAAAGTATCAATGTAACTGGACTTTCTACATTTGTTGGTCTTTCTACATTTAATGATGGTTTAATTGTAACTTCTGGTATTACAACTGTTGGATTTATAACTGCAAATGATTTATCTGTTTCTGGTGTTATAACTGCCACTACATTTAAGGGTGCTTTAACTGGTGATGTAACTGGTACTGTTAATACTGCATCACAACCTAATATCACAACAGTTGGAACATTAGGTTCATTAAATGTAACTGGTAATGTTGGAATCGGAACAACTATATTCACTGACGCAGTTCAGCAATCTAATAATTCAGTATTAGCAGTGGGTATTCTAACTGCGTATGAAATTTATAGTAGTGTTTATGGTAAGTTTACTGGTAGTAGCGTTACTGCTGATAAGATAGTTGGAACCGCATTAAGTATAAGTGGTATTGGAACAGTAGGAGATACATTAAAAGTAGGAACTGCCATCACTGCTCATGCTGGTATTATAACTGCCACTAAATTTAATGTTTATGGTGGATCTTCATCTCAATTCTTGAAGGCAGATGGTACTCTTGATAGCACTGATTATGCTGGTAGCACTGACCGTGTTGTTGGAACCGCATTAAGTATTAGTGGTATTGGAACAGTAGCAGATACATTAAAAGTAGGAATTGCCATCACTGCTCATGCTGGTATTATAACTGCAACTACATTTGCTGGTGATCCATCAAATGAAAACGCAAATTCTACTTGGAGTATTGGTGGTGGTTCTGGTTCAGGATATCAATTTACAGGGCCAGGCCAAGATGGTTCAGAAGGAAATCCAGATTTATATTTGGTTAGAGGACAGAAATATCGTTTTATTAATACAACAGGAACTGATCATCCATTTGTATTTCGTAATGATGCAAATGATGCAGATTACACTGATGGAGTCACAGGTTCTCGGATTGGAACTCAATATCTTAATGTTCAACACGATGCACCACCAGTATTAAGGTATAGATGTTCGGTTCATACTGGCAGTATGCTTGGAAAAATTTATATTGTTGGTGGGGAACAATTTATATCTGGTATCATAACTGCAACCACATTCTCTGGTAACTTAGTTGGAACTGGTTTAACAATAAGTGGTATTGGAACAATAGGAGATACTTTAAAGGTAGGAACTGGTATTACTGCTCATGCTGGTATTATAACTGCTACTACATTTGTAGGTGGTTTAACTGGTAATGTTAGTGGTGATGCTACTGGATTAAGTGGTACTCCTAATATTACAGTAGAAAATTTAGTCGGAAGTGCATCAAGCATAAGTGGTATTGGAACAATAGGAGATACTTTAAAAGTAGGAACTGCTATCACTGCTCATGCTGGTATTATAACTGCTACTACATTTAGTGGAGCTGTAACTGGTGATGTAACTGGTAATGCAGATACAGCGACTGCGTTGAAAACTGCTAGAAATATTGGTGGAGTATCTTTCAATGGAACTGGAGATATAACTCTACCAGGTGTCAATGCAAGTGGTACCCAAGATACATCTGGAACTGCTGCAGGATTAAGTGGAACTCCTGATATCACAATACGTAATTTGGTCGGTGTTGCTGCAACATTTAGTGGTAATGTATCAATTGCTGGAACATTAACTTATGAAGACGTAACTAATGTAGATTCAGTAGGATTAGTTACTGCCAGAGAAGGAATACACGTTATTGCTGGTGCTGGTGTTAGTATTGCTGATGGTGGTTTAAACGTAACCTCTGGTATTACCACTGTTGGATTTATAACTGCAAATAATTTATTTGTTTCTGGTATTGCAACTATATCAGATACCTTAAAGGTAGGAACTGGTATTACTGCTCATGCTGGTGTTATAACCGCCACTAAATTTATTGTTGAAGGATCAAATGGATTTTTAAAGGCAGATGGAACTATTAATACTGGTAGTTTTGCTGATGGGGCTATTTCTGAGATTGTAGATGATGATTCACCACAACTAGGTGGTGATTTAGATGGTAGGAGTAAGAGTATTCACAGTATTGGTATTGCTACCATAACCGATACTCTAAAGGTAGGAACTGCCATCACTGCTCATGCTGGTATTGTAACTGCAAATTCAATTGATGCTGCCATTTCAGAATGGGTTTTAGGTGCAACTGGAGATAATAATAATTATACATTCATTGGACCAGGTTTAACAGGTGCCGAAAATGATCCAACAATTTATTTAAAGAGAGGACAAAAATATAGATTTAAAAATGCTTCTGGTGGACATCCATTTAGAATACAATATACTTTTCAAGATACTAGTGGTAGTGCATATAATGATGGAATAACAAATAATTCTGCTAATAATGGTACCACATTGATATGGGATGTTCAATTTGATGCACCAGAGGTTCTTTATTATCAGTGTACTTCTCATACAAATATGAGTGGTAAGATTTATATTGGTAATAGTGGAGATTCCATAAAAGTTGGTGCAGCCATTACGATGGATGGTGCTACTGGTATTATTACTGCCACATCATTCAGTGGTTCTGGTGCAAACCTCACAGCACTTAATGCATCTAATTTAGGATCAGGCACTGTTCCAGATGGTAGGTTCCCTGCAACATTACCAACAGCATCTGGTGTAAATTTAACAGCACTTAATGCATCTAATTTAGGATCAGGCACTGTTCCAGATGCTAGGTTCCCTGCAACACTACCTGCGATTGATGGTTCTAATCTAACTGGTATTACAGCAGATGGTGTAGGAGCAATTGGTGGTCTTACAGTCAAAAATCAAAATGGAGCACAGGTGGGAACTGGAGGTAGTATTTCTACCATTGATTTTGCTGGTTCAACTGGTGTAGAAGTTACTGCCACCAGTGGTGCTTCTGGAATAGCAACCGTTAAAGTTATTGGTCCTGGTGCTGATCCAACAATATTATCAATGATATTCTAAATAAACTTATGAGGATAAAATAAAATGTCTGCTCCAAATTTAAAACTTCCAACAACAATTACAGGGTTTACTACAGGTATTACTTTAGGAAGTGCTGCCGTAACTAATTTAGTTGGTATTGTCACAAATGATGCAAGTACTAACAAAGTTATTAAAGTTAACAGTATTTTTTGTTCAAATATATCTGATGTAGATGCTAAAATATCAGTTGCAATTTATAATGTAGGTGTAGGTATTACATATCATTTAGCAAAAGAAATACCTGTTTTAACACAAACAACTCAAATCATATCTTCAAAAGATAGTTACTTTTATCTTGAGGAAAATGTTAAATTACAGGCAAAAGTAAATGTTGCAGATAAAATGGACATTGTAGTGGGGTATGAGGAAATATCATAATGCGACATAGAAGAGGAGTTATAGGTGTTGGTAACACTCATGGTGATACAGCTAACAGCAGAAGCACAAGATCTCATTATGGAATGGTGGATCATTATGAGCAAAATCATTTTAATTTTAGAAGTGCTGCACAAATACCCGATACATATACTTACGCTGGTACAGTTGTAACAAATCCAAATGGTGATGATATGTTTGGATTGGGTACTAGTCCAGATGGATCTAAATTATACACACAATCATATAATTATGTTAAAATTAATGAATTAGCTTTAGTCCACGACTTTAGTTCTGGTGTTTCTGCTGGTAGTACATATTCTGATCCTGATAATACAACTCCATATGGATTTGATATTGCTTCAAATGGTGAATCAATGTTTATGGGAAAATGGAGTACCGAGATAAGAAAATATAAACTAAACAATCCATTTGAATTTTTTGATCCAGCTGCTGGTGTTTCAACATATTTTGCATCTGGAACTTATACTGGGTCTAATACCCAAACTGTCTCATATACCTTTACAGTTCCAGTTGGTGTCACTTCAATATCCGCAGTTGCTGTTGGTGGTGGAGGTGGCGGTGGTTATACACAGTCTGAACTGTATCCTGCTAATGCTGGAGGTGGAGGGGGTCTATCATATGGAACATTTGCAGTCACACCACTTGAAACTTTAACAATTGTTGTTGGTAAGGCTGGTAATGGTGGAGTATTTGCATCGGCTGGTGGAAAGACTGGAGGATCTAGTCAAGTAAAAAGAGGAAGCACAGTCCTTCTCCAAGGTGGTGGTGGAACAGGAGCTTATTCATCCTCTTATGGATATAGTAATCCTTATAATGGAGGAGCTGGTGGAACCTCCACAGGAACCGAAAGAGATGCTGGTGGAGATGGTGGAGCTGGTGGTACTCCAAGTAACTATAGTAATGGTGCTGGTGGCGGTGGAGCTGGTGGTTATAGTGGTGACGGTGGTGACGGTTATGGTGGTTCTTCAGGTTCTTCTGGTGCTGGCTCTGGCGGTGCTGGAGGTGGCGGTGGAGCAAATAGTGGTGGATCAGGAACTGATGGTGGAGGAGTTGGAATATTAGGAACAGGAAGTAATGGTTCAGCAGGAGGAAGTGATAGTAATGGTGGAGCTGGATCTGGTGGCTCTGGTACAACCTATGGTGGTGGAGGAGGTGGTGGAAGATATCCACCTACTAATCCAGCAGGATATACACCAGGAAATGATGGAGGTGCTGGTGCCGTGAGACTTGTATATGGAACAGGAAGACTTTATCCAGTGGTAGCTGACGTAACTTCAGAATTAACAAACACAGTAGAACCACTTGCGGGAAGAATAGTAGAGGATCATTCAGCAGGTTATACTAGTAGTAATGGATTAAACCAATATCCAACGGCAATTTTTTTCAAACCAGACGGACATAAAATGTACACCACTGGTACTGGTGATGATCAAATTGCAGAATGGGATTTGTCAACTCCTTGGGATCCGTCAACAAAAACACTCGCTAATCTTTTAAGTGTAGGTACTATTGATAGTGAAACTACAGGTTTTATCGAAAGTGTTGTTTTTGCATCAGATTCATCTGATACTACTAATTATGGTAAAGTAATGATGATTCATGACAGGGGTGTTGATAAAATTTTTAAGTTTACTTTATCAACTGCTTGGGATCTAAGCACTGCTAGTTATTCTCAAAAATATGCTTTTACCTCTGGAACTACAACTCCTAGAGGAATGAAATGGAAAAGTGATGGACTGAAATTCTGGCACTGTGCACAAGATGAACTTTACCAATGGACTGTATCATCCGCATGGGATTTATCATCTACAATAGCATTGAGTGGTGGTAGTGGAGAGACAATTGCAACCGAATTAGTGGGACTGGATTGGAATAGTGATGGTACTCAACTTATAACAGTTATACAAGATGGTAGTGGAAATGATTCGTCAAAAGTTTATTCTGTAGCAAGTGCTTATGATAGTACATCATCAAAAACATTATTAGGAACCATAGACTTAGATGATACAAGAATTGGTATGACTGATGTTAGAGATGTATTTGCATCAAATTTTTCAGATGCTGCAAATAATCCATACATTTTTTTCTTTGGTAGAACTGCTGGAAAAAATATAATAAGATATAATATGCAGTCAATGACTGATTTTAAAAGCATAGATCTTGGATTTTACTATAATGCCAGCTACACTTCGATAACAGATGTGGAATGGAAACCTGACGGAACGAGAATGTTTTTTAGTCGATCCAATGGATATATCTATCAAGTTGATGTCACTTATCCCTACAGTTTAAATTCATATCTTGATGTAACAGTTTCTTCTAATATAAATCTTTCAAGTTATCTACCAACTCTAAGAAGTTTTTCATTTAAAGTAGATCCAAGTGGTAGAACAATACTTGCTTCTTACGGTGGAGGTGCTGGTGCTTGTAAAGCATATGTTATAAAATTAAAAACTGCTTGGGATTTAAGTGGTGGTTTCACAGTTGATACTACTTACATAGATATTGAACGTCATGGTACTTTAAATAGGGCAGTAACCGTAAGCAATAACCGATCATCATTACTATTTGCAGATAGAGATAATGATAAAGTCGAAGAATATAAATTAAGTTTTTAGTAATAATAAATTTAAGTTGACAATTCATAATAAATCTATTATAATATTTTTATCTTCAATATCCTTGTAGTTTTGGGATTGAAGTCACTTCTCTGTGGTGGGAGAAGTGTGTTGGTGAAAAAACAGGGAGGATTTTTCCTCCCTTCTTTTTTTATAAATTACTATATCAATGTTAATTAATAAAAATGAATTTTGTAGTCTATTCAAAAAATGGTTGTCCATATTGTGATAAAGTAAAAACAGTTTTAGAGTTGACAGGAAGTGATTTTGTAGTATATAATTTAGGAGAACACTTTGAACAAAAAGAATTTTATCAGGAATTTGGAAATGGATCCACATTTCCACAAGTAACTTGTAATTCTAAAAAATTAGGAGGTTGTGTTGACACAATTAAATTCCTCAGAGAAAATCAAATCATCAAAGTCTGATATAAATAAAATCGACATTCCATTTAATCGTGGTGTTGACCTTATGCTTTCTGGGGGTAAAGTAAAGAGTAAAAAACCATTACATATAATATTCAAAAAAATAATTTGTCTTTTTAATAAAGAGATAGATATCCATTTTGAATTTTCCTTATCATTAAGGAACAAAAAATAACTTTAAAGGAGGTAACAAATGACCATAGAAACAATATTAGTCTTAGTGTTACCAATATCATTTTTATTATTTTGTGCAGGAGCTCTCGGTGGATGGATCGCCAGAGATTATATGATGAACTATCAGGAAATACCAAGACCTCATCCTGAAATGTTTGATGAAATGGGAAATTTAGTTCCAGATGAGGTTATAGCATTCAGATTTGAAAACAATTATGACACAGAAAACAGCGACGAAGACTACTAAAAAATCAAAAAGTTTTACGGTTAAATCTAATCTAGATTTACCATCTAATCCATTAGTATTTGAAGTTTTTGATCTGGTATCAAAACAAAGATCTAAAGCTAAAAAAGTGGAAGTTTTAAGAAAATATGACGATCAATCAATAAGAAGAATTCTTATATGGAATTTTGATACATCTATACAATCAATACTTCCCGAAGGAGAAGTTCCTTATGAAGGTTATGATGAACAGAATACTTATAGTGGAACACTTTCCACAAAAATTTCTGAACAAGTTCGTGCCATGCATACCAAAGGAAATTTTTCATTAGGTGTTAGTGATGTTCAAGGTCATACTACCATTCGTAGAGAATCTAAACATTTTTATAGATTTGTTCAAGGTGGTGATAATACATTAAATTCTATCCGTCGTGAAACAATGTTCATTAATATTCTACAAGGTCTTCATCCTTTGGAAGCTGAAATTATTATTCTTACTAAAGATAAAAAATTATCTGATAAGTATAATATTACGAGAGAGAATGTTGAAGAAGCATATCCAAACATTATATGGAGTGATAAAAAATGAGTTTAGCAAGACCAATAGAAGAATCACTTAGAGCAGCTCAAGAACATTTAAGAGATGCTCTTGCGTTTGCAGCAAGAGGTGAGAAACCATACGTATCAAAACATATTGCTGATTTTTTAGCAGATATTGATAATCTTATTGATGCTCATGAGATAATCGAAAGAATAAATGAATTTAGTAAAAAAGAGGATGAAAAATGACAGTTACAAAAGAAACTAAAAGTAAACAAAAAAAATGTTTTTGGTCAAAAGAAGAGAAAGAAACATCAAAAGAAGTTTATGGAACTGAAATTCTAATTGAGAATGGTACACTCGACGAAGTAATGACCACTGATGCACCAACAGATGCGTCTGTCGTGACATATGAAATAGATGGCACTGTTCATCGTGACCTGACAAGAGGTTCAAGAGCAAAATTGTTTGATATGTATTACGATAAGTTTAAAATGGGTTTGAAGATCATCGATTATGGTAAAGGTGGTATCAAACCAAACCTTTGGGGTTATCGATCACCCACATCACCCAAAAAGAAAAGAAAGTCTTAGGCCACCAAAATCAGCTTTTGATTCCAAAATATCCCGACAAAAAATCGGGGTATTTTTTTTAGCCACAGGATTTTGTATCAGAAAATACATAAGTGCTTGACTATATACTATACATGTGTTAGTATTAACACAATCGTTCATCCTGATACATTCAGGACGCAAGTAAGCCGACTCGGAACGGGTTCGTTCATCCTCATGTATAGCATTTTAATGAAATTAGTATTACTCGGTGCTCCACTTAATTGTGCAGATGCCAATGAGTTGCTATCTTTGGTTAGACCCTTTGACCCTAACAGGTTAGAGATGACTAGAGTGATTGTGGCACATACTGATCCAGTATGTTTTGAGGACGCACAAGTTGACTAAAGGAACGGATTAAAACCCTACTACTTTGGAGAAACCTAATGGCAAAAGTCACTTATCGTGGTGTTGTATATGACACCAACAACAAAAAAGCTCAGCAAGCAAAAGAGGTCGAACTCACATATCGTGGTATCGCTCACGCTAAGTAATGTTAGTTACCGCAGAAATTTTAGCAGCATCTGCTATATTTCTAACTATCATATACGCTGAAGCTAGGTTCTTGTATGGTTACAAGTTCTAAATTATAAGGAGGGGTTGTTACCCTCCTTTTTTTGTGTTATAATATATAAAATAAAAATTTTTTATGGATAAAGATAAATTAAAGTTGATTGTCCGTAACTTAGAATTATTAGTTGATTCTTTAAAGGCAGAGGTGTATTCTGATGTTGATGCTTATAAAAGTTCAAAAACATATGATTCCTCTATATCGAGTTATGATGAGGTTTATGATGACGACGACGGGTATCCAGACTAATGAGATCTAAAGAACTAGTAAAAAACTTAAAAAAAGCTCTTAAACAAGATTATTTGTATAATGAAGAAGAATTAATTTTTATGAAAAAACAACTTAGAATGTTGGAAGAAGGTCTTTTAAAAACACGTAATAAACCTGAAGGATTTGGTAAATGAACGTAAAACTTGTTAGTATTACTCCTGATGCGGAGCAACTTATGGCATATATTGCCAGAGTATCTAATCCATCTAATCAGGATAATGAAAAGTATTCAGGACTATTAAAGTATTGTATCAAGCATAATCATTGGAGTGTCTTTGAGCAGTCTACTATGACACTTGAGATTGAGACTACTCGTGCTATTGCTGCACAGATACTAAGACATAGATCTTTTACATTTCAAGAGTTTTCTCAAAGGTATGCTGCCAGTACTGCATTGGGTAAGATTGATTTACCAGAACTACGTAAACAGGATGCAAAAAATCGTCAAAATTCTACTGATGATCTTGATGATTTTGTAAAACAAAAAATGCAAATACAAATGAAAACCCTGTTTGATTCTGCAACCGCATTATATAATCAAATGTTAGAGGAGGGAGTTGCAAAAGAGTGTGCTAGAATGGTATTACCACTCTGTACTCCTACGAGGATCTACATGACGGGTTCATGCCGTTCTTGGATACATTACATCAATTTGCGTTCTGCACACGGTACACAGAAGGAGCACATGGTAATTGCAGAGGGATGCCGAAAGGTGTTTACCGAACAATTTCCTGCAGTATCAGAAGCCCTTGAATGGGTCTAAATAAATTTACAATGTATTATAGTTATGGCAACATATCCTGTGGTTCACAAAGAAACTGGTGAACAAAAAGAAGTTAGATTAAGTATTCATGAATGGGCTAAATGGTGTGAAGATAATTCAGATTGGAAAAGAGATTGGAGTGATCCTTCAACCATGCCTGGCGTGGGAGAAGTTGGAGACTGGAGAGATACATTACGAAAAACCAAACCTGGTTGGAACGATGTTCTAAGAAAAGCACAGAAAGCACCTGGATCTGTAGTGAAACCTCTTTCATAATATGGCAAGAAGAAAAAGATCTAATGGTGACCAACCTATTGGAGTTGGATTGACCACTAAACAGATGAAGAGGAAAAAACCTTTGAGTTCTGATTATTTGGTTAATATAGAATCTCTTAATGATAATCAACAAAGATTATTTGATTCATATAAAAATGGTAAACATTTGGTTGCCTATGGTTGTGCTGGAACTGGTAAAACATTTATTTCATTGTATAATGCTATAAAGGATGTTTTAAGTGAGAATACACCTTATGAACACATTTATTTGGTTCGTTCTTTAGTTGCCACCAGAGAGATTGGTTTTTTACCTGGTGATCATGAAGATAAGGCAGATATATATCAAATTCCTTACAAGAATATGGTAAAGTATATGTTTCAGATGCCATCTGATGCAGACTTTGAAATGTTATATGGTAACCTTAAGTCTCAGGAAACAATAAAATTTTGGAGTACATCATTTCTTCGTGGAACTACATTAGACAACTCTATTGTAATAGTGGATGAATTTCAAAACTTAAATTTTCATGAACTTGATAGTATTATTACCAGAGTTGGTGAAAATACCAGAATTATTTTTTGTGGAGATGCAAGTCAGTCTGATTTAGTTAAAACTAATGATCGTAATGGTATTGTTGATTTTATGAACATCTTGCGAAAAATGCCATCTTTTGATACAATAGAATTTGGTATTGATGATATTATTAGGTCAGGCCTTGTAAAAGAATATCTTATGGCAAAAGTTGAAGCAGGTATTTAATGTTTAATCATGTTGATTTAAATCTTGAACCTCTCAAGAGAGAGACTATAGATGGTGTTCGTTATTATTCTATTCCAGACGAAGAGGAATTAGTTAAATTAGTTTCTATTACTTCTGTTACTAGTCATTTTAATAAAGAGATCTTTATTAATTGGAGAAAGAAGGTAGGTAATGAGACTGCAGATAAAATCACAAAAGCGGCTACAACCCGTGGAACTGATATGCATACTCTTACAGAACATTATCTAAAAAATGATGAAGAACTTCCTACTGTTCCACCCATTTCAGATTTCTTATTTAAGATTGCCAAACCAAAGTTAAACTTAATTGATAACATATATGCTTTGGAAGGTGCCCTATATAGTAAAGAACTAGGCATTGCTGGAACTGTTGATTGTATTGCAGAATATGATGGGGAGTTATCAATAATAGATTTTAAAACATCTAAAAAACCTAAACCAAGAAATTGGATTGAACATTATTTTGTTCAAGCAATGGCATATGGATGTATGCTATACGAAATGAAAGATATTTCGATAAAAAAACTTGTAATCATTATGGCTTGTGAAAATGGAGAATGTGTCGTCTACGAAGAAACCAATAAAGCAAAATATATTAAACTCCTCGGAGAATATATTAGAAAGTTTGTTGGAGATAAATTGGAGCTCTATGGAACCAAATAAAGAATTAGAAAAGGAAATAGAAAAGAAATTTCTAACACCATCAAAATTTGCCATGGAAATTGAAAATATTGTGGCAAATGAGGATATGAATTATATTGATGCCATTTGTTATTATTGTGAAATTAATAATCTTGAGATAGAATCAGTTACAAAATTAGTTTCTAAACCTCTTAAGGAAAAATTAAAGTGGGATGCTCAAGAACTTAATTTTATGAAAAAAACCTCTAGAGCTAAATTACCATTATGATTTTTTATTTACCGTCACCAGCATATGTACCTCCAACTCAAGCGACATTCGTTGAGACTAGAGTATTAGTTGTAAAACATACTACTGGTAGTGGAGTTAAATCTGAGATGGTTAATCCAGAGGTTCCTAATCCTTTTTATTATAGAAATTTTTTTGAATGAAAATTACATCATATGAAAGTGACACCATTTGAAACATACCAAACTTATCTTTCTATGAAAAGTCATTTTACCAATCCTAAGTATGACTTTATAAAATATGGAGGTAAATCAAGAGCCACTATATCATCCTTCAATAAGAGAAAGGATAAGTATTGGTTTGAGAAAACTTCTAGAAAATATTCTGATGAAGAAGTGCTAAATTTTCTTTTAGCAAATTTTGTAAACACTAACACACCCCAAAACTTATGGATCGGAGAGATAATCAACAGTGGAGAAAGAACCTACGCAGAATGGATGAGACGGAAACAGAGTATGACTTATATTTTCAAGGAGCAAACAGAAAAACTTCTCTCAGAGAACGACTTATCGAAAGTGTTCAATTGCTCGAAGGGACATCCCCCATTATTAAAAAAATATCTAGGTGGAGAAATTTCGCTAGAAACACTTATAATACTGGAAAAAGTTTTTTCTTTCGTAAAAAACTTTGATAAAAATTTAAAGGATCCAGTATGGGAAACCGTGAGTTTAAAAATTAAAAAGTATATACCTTTCCTAAATATTAATGTATTTCAATATAAAAAAATTTTACGAGACTTAATAAATGAGTGATTTCTTTAATTCTGAAATAGTTCAAGATGAATTGAACGATATTAATGAACTTCAAAAAGAAATTTATGGAGATGCTTTTAATTTTCCATTATTATCTCGTGAAAGTAGATTGAAACACATTAATCGATTGAAAAATTTATTAGAAAAGCAGAAAGTTATGTATGCTAGATTATCTCTTTCAGAAGATCCACAAGCTCTTGAACTAAAATCTCAAATAGAGGAATCAGTTACTATGTTGGGTTTTCCTACAGGAACTAGTATAAGTGTATTGTTTGACAGTATGAGTCAGACAATCGAAACACTTGAATCTGCTGTTGACTTATAGTATATTTTTTGTTATAATCTAAACATCCAATTAATCCAATTAATCCGAGGTAATCTAATGTCGTTTGCTAATCTTAAAAAGCAATCAAAGCTAGGCTCTCTTACACAAAAACTTGTGAAAGAAGTCGAAAAAATGAATAATAACGGTACATCAGGTGATGACCGTCTATGGAAATTAGAATGTGATAAATCAGGTAATGGTTATGCTGTTATCCGTTTCCTACCTGCTCCAGATAAGGAAGATCTACCATTTGTAAAACTATACTCCCATGCCTTTCAGGGGCCTGGTGGTTGGTATATTGAGAACTCTCTAACCACTCTTGGTCAGAAAGATCCAGTGTCTGAATATAACACTCAACTCTGGAACAATGGCACAGATGCGGGTAAAGATGCTGCTCGTAGACAGAAGCGTAAACTTACTTATATTAGTAACATCTATGTTGTGAAGGATCCTGCTAATCCTGAAAATGAAGGTAAAGTATTTCTATACAAGTATGGGAAGAAAATCTTTGACAAACTAACTGCAGCAATGCAACCTGAGTTTGAGGATGAAGAAGCAATTGATCCATTTGATTTCTGGCAAGGTGCCAACTTCAAGTTGAAAGCAAAGAATGTTGCTGGTTATAGAAACTATGATTCTTCTGAGTTTACTGCCGTCACTCCATTATTGGATGACGATGATGCACTAGAGGGACTTTGGAAAAAAGAAAGTTCTCTTCAAGAGTTTGTTGCAGCAGATCAGTTCAAATCTTATGAAGATTTGAAGAAGCGTCTTGGTTATGTTCTTGGTAATAAGACTACAGTTCGTGAAGATGTAGAAACTATTGATGAAGATGATGATCGTGGTTCAGCAGAACAATTAGTTACTGCTGCCATAACTTCAAAACCTTCTCCCGTAGAAGATGATGAAGATGATGCACTATCATATTTTGCTAAATTAGCAGAATAATGTTAATTGATTTTAAGACCCCTTTACAGGGGTCTTTTTTTATTCCATTGTAACTCTGGTGTTCTCAGTTCTTATTAACTTATCATTTATACGTTCAGAAGATTGTTGATATACCATAATGTCTCTCATATCATTTAGGAATTGTTGTAAATATTGAGATCTAAGAACAAATATACTTCTTTTTTTATTATTTTTAAGAACTTCATATTCATAATTACTAACACCACTAATAGTATTTGAAGATGTTGGTGTTATATACGTGCCATTTTCACTATATGTAACAGAAAAATTACTATCAACAACTTGACCAGAAGGAAGAATTAATCTACCTATAGAATCTTTAATTTCTTTAGTTTCATAGTGATGATTGCTGTTTATATTAGCAAGACCATATTTACTTTCAACAAAATCATATATCTCTCTATCAGATAAAGGCCATTCGTCTCTTACATTAATGATACCAGCAGTTAATAATACAACCCAATCTAGTTGATCATCCCCATATATTTCTTCGGCAACCGTATCAGGTCGGGCACCTTCCATTATTTCATAC